CGCGTGTCGGTTTCGGTGTCGCCAACGACCCACCGAGCCCGCCGGTTGAGCCGCTTGAACGCCGTGGACGGGATCGGAAAGCCGATCTCGAAGAACGACGAGAAGCCGAAGCCGCCAGTGTAGAACCCGAACCCGCGCGTCCCGCTCTCGCGGACGCGCCACGTCCTGACCTGCGGCAGCTTGGACAGCCAGGCCTCCCGCTCGGAGCGGGTCAGCGACGGGCCGGAATAGACCGCTTGCGGCGGCGTCAGGACGGCAAGAAGCCGCGCATCGACATATCGCAGATAAGACCGTGCCGCTTCGAGCGTGCCCTTGGCGCGGTGCAGCCGGATCGCGTTGGCGATAATCGACCGCTTCCGCAGGTCGGTCCAGGCGTCGTCCCAGAGGTCCACCGACAGCGCGTGCGCCAGCGACTTGAGGAATTGCGGCGGGCAATCCCACGGCGACCAGACCTGCCGGGTCGGTGCGTCGATGCCTTCGATCCGCGTCGAGAGCGACGCCAGCGCCTTGTTCAGAGGCGTCTCGGACATCGGCAGGATGTGGTCGCGATACGGGATCACGTCTCAACCTCGGTGATGATCTCGACGCCAGTGCAGCGCGCCGCTTGCGCCGGGCCGGGGATGATGTCCGCCATCGGCGCGAGGCGCTGCACACGCACCACATTGCCGACGTAGGCCGCGCCTTCGAGCGCGTTGGCATAGACCTTCACCCCGATGGCAAAACGCGCATCAGCGGCCGCGAGAACGGCGGCACGGGCCGCTTCCGCGACAACGGACGGTGCCGGCCCTCGCGGCAAGGTCAGCTTGAGTTGCACCGCGTAGGTCAGGACTTCCGCAGCCGCGACGACCAGGATGTCGGTGAGCGGCTTGACGTTCGTCGCGCTCAGCGCGCCGCGCACCGCGTCAAGCACGTCCTCGGGGACCGAGCCATCGCCCTCACTGAGGAGGTAGACCGCGGCGCGGCCGGGCACGCCATGCGTGCCTGGACCAAGCACGGCCACGTCACGCGCGTAAGGCCACGTCGTGACGGCGTGGTAGATGTAGCCGTCAGGCGAGCCCGCCGCCGGCACCGCAAACGACGTCAGGTAGCGCAGGAGCAGCGATTGATCGCTCTCCATCACCGCCGGGGCATCGGTGGTCGCGGGCGTCAGGACAAGCCGCTGGACGTTGGCTCGCGCCGCGATGGCGTCGAGGTCGGGGCCCCTTGCATAAGCCGGCAGGACGGCGCGCACGGCCGAATTGACCCGCGCCCGCATCAGCGTCTCGCGGTGCGCGTGTGCCTCCTGGTCGATCTTGATCGGATCGAACTCAAGGCCGCCGACGTCGTAGGGAAAGCCGGCCTGATCGGCGCGGGTCTGGAAGTCCGCCATCCGGTCGGCCAGGATCGCCTCCTGGTCCAGCACTTCGAGCGCATCAGGAACCGGCAACCCTTCCGGGTTGATCGTCGGCGCGATGAAGCGGTTCGCGTTCACCGTCATAGCGGTTGCTCCACGGCCACGCGGCCATCGTCATTCGTGAACAGGGTTACGCGGCGCGGCCCCTCGACGGTGAAGTCGCCGAGGTGTGCGCGCGGCCGGTAAGCCCCTTGCAACTCGATCCGCAGGCGGCCGGTCCGAAGTTCGTCGGCGTTGGACAACACCGCGATCTTGGTCAGCGCGAAGCGCGGCTCGAACGCGAGCGCGGCGAACAGCGCGGTGAAGAACCGCAACAGCGTTTCCGGCACGAGGTTCTCGCCGAGCATGGCAGGGATCAGCGAGCCGACCCACCGCCGCATCACACGCGCGCCGAACGGCGTCGCGAAGATCGCTTCGAGCGAAAGCACGACGTGCGACCAGCCCGCGACCGGGCGGCCGGTATGTCGGTCCACACCCGATCCGACTGGATTAGCCATCACGTCACCTTCGCGTAGGTCTGTTTCGCGAGATCGGCCTCAGTGCCGACCTTCGGCGCGCCGTCATCCGGTGCATCGAGGCCGAAGTAGCTCGGACCGACCGAGTAAACGCGGCTTCCCTTGACGCCGATCTTCTTGCCCGACACTTCGGCGACGATCTCCTGGTCGGTGACGGTCAGTTTCGCGTCGCCGACTTTGATCTCGACCAGCTTGTCCTTGAGCGTCACCTTCACCGAACCGAACGTCAGGACGTGTTCGTCGCCGTTCTGCGACGGCGACGGGTTCTGATCGCTCCACGTCAACGGCAGCGCCACGGCCTGCCGAAAGTCGCCGGTCGGGTTGAGCATGGTCATCTGCTGACCGACGCTCGGCGGCGTGTGGACCTTGAGGGCGCCCGCGATCTGCGCGTAGGGCACCCACGGCCCGATGAACGGCTTTCCGTCGTCGCCCTCACCCATGCGAACCCGGACAAGCTGTTTCGCCGGATCGACTTCTTCGACGGTGCCGTGCCGATACTGGTTCGCCACGCGGCGCTCCAACTCGGCGACGCGCTCGAAAAGCTCGACCAGCGCCCGCATGTCAGTCCTCTGGCGGCAACGCCGCGTCGATTGCTTCCTGGTTTCCGACCCAGTTGCCGTCCGTAAACTCGACATCGGCCCCGGTCAGCGGCGGCGTCGTCTCGTTCGGTGCCGGCGGATCGACCGCCGGACCAATTCCAAGCCCGAACGATCCGAAGTCGCGCAGTCCGAGGTCGGTAGCGATCCGCCGCCACTCGGGCAGGCTCGGCGTCTCGATCTCGGCCTGCATCAGCTTCGCGAAGCCTCCCAACTCTGGATCGGCGCGCATCAGCGTCAGCAGCTTGTCCCACGGGCCGCCCGACTGGACCGGGCCGAACGACGGCTCAGCAAGCGGCAGGACATGCAGCACGATCTGGCGCGCTGCGAAGCGGACGCCCTTCTCAGCACTCGCGCCACGGCGGCCGACGACCTTATCGACGCGCCCGATGAACAGCCGCAACAGGTCCGACCACTCGTTGCCGGCGAGCAAGGCACGCTGGACCTGCCGGCCCATCAGGTTAAGCGCGAACTCAAGGCTCGCATCGGTGTGCGGGACGACGATTTCCTCGGCCGTCTCGCCCTCGCCAAGCTCGACAGTGACCCTCTGGGCCAACGACATCTCAATAACGAGCGAAAGCGACTGCTCGTAGCCGAGCAGGTCGCGCCCCATCGGCTCGCCCTCGGTGTCGTCGGTGCTGACCGTGATGATCGGCCGCGCCTCGGATTGGACCGTGACGTCGATGGGGTCGATGGCGCTGTCGCTGACGCGACCCTCGGCTAGCGTCGCACCCTTGAGCGCACGAACTGCGGCGATCCGAATTGCGGCGGCAACGAGGCTCATGTCTCACCCGTCAGGATAAGTGTCACGCCGCCAGCGTCAGGCGTCACGCGGGAAACTGAATAGACCGGCTGGCCAGCCTGATCGGTCATGACCACCGCGTCTTGCTTTTGGACTTCGTACCCGAGTGCGGCGTAAGACGCCGCGCTCATCCAGACCTCGGCCGTGCGGAGCGCGATCTTCGACGATGTGTCGATCCGCACGCCGGTGCGCTGGCCGATGAAGTTGTCGGAGGCGATGCCGAACGACACCACCGCAACAACATCCTTGGCCGGGCGCGTCGGGTCGGTCGCGCGCTCGGTGTACTGGCTCGCAACGCGCGGCTCGATGCGAACGGCCTCCCCGAACACTTCCTCGGTCACAGCCTGAGAGGATGCGTCGATTTCGTCGAACAGGGAGGCCATCGCATTTCACCTTGCGCTACGCCGCGGACCGTTACGCCTTGCGCTTTCCGCTCATCAGGACACGCGGGCGCGTGCAGTAGTGGATGGCGTTCATCTGGAATTCCAGTTCAACGCCTTTCTTGTTCCGCATCTCCATCTGATGTGCGTAGAGACGCTGTCCGGGACGGCCGACCGTATCCATGTAGTCGGCCGGGCCGTACACAGTACGGAACAAGCCGGGCACCCCGAGCGGAATGAACTTGACCTTGTCGGAAGGGACGTTCACCGCGGCGTTGCCGCGGTAGTTCACCCACTTGATGTTGAACAGGTTGATCTCGCCCCAGACACCGGACTGGACGCTGCTGTTGTTCGTGGGGATCAGCGCGGACCGCAGGGCATAAGCCAAGTCGGTGCTCTTGTAGCTGTCGATGACTTCGGGGTGCGCCGTGAGGTCATCGAAGAAGTTGTCACCACACAGAGCCAGGACGCCGGTAAACGGGAGCCCACCGAGAGCCGTCCCCATCGCGCGGGTAAGTGCTGTGGACTTCCTACGGAGGGCACCTGGAGCCGGATTGGCGGCGGACAAGTCCCAATTAACCTCGTCCGCGGTATCTTCACCGAACTCGTCATAGTAGTTGAAGATCACCTTACCGTCCGCATCGAGCAGCTTCCCTTGGGTCACGACGCCGAGGCGGTGGTACTCCTCGGTCAGTGCGAACGACTGGCTATGCTCGGCCGCACGGTCTGCGATCTTGGTCTGCAACATTTCCGTGGCGACCTCGTCACCGAAACGGCGAACGCCAACCACTTCGTCGGCGTAAATCGCGTCCTTCCGCTCGAAGTGCGGGATCGTCAGCTTGCGGAGGACACGACGGCCGCGGCCGGTAGTGTCGCCGGTGCCACCACGCGGCGAAGCCGGGACGATGGAGATGATCTGGTCCTTGTCCGTCTCAATCGCGATGTCGAGCGTATCGACAGACGTGGTCTGGAACAGACCGAGCGACGAGATGTAGCTCGGGACGTACTTGATCTCCCGCATCGCGTCGGCGAGACGGAGGACCGTGAAGGCGTCTTGATTGAAGATGTCGAGCATTTTGCCCTCTAAATGAAAACGCCGGGCTCAAGGCCCGGCGCTTCGGAAAGAAGATGATGGTGTGGTGGCGCTGGCGAAGTCGTCAGCGGACGATGATGTTGCGCTCGGCGAGTGCCTGCACCGCGTCAGCCTTCTGGGCATCCGTGATGCCGTCCGGCCACGCGATGTTGTTGCCGTTGAGCGTGGCAAGTCGGCTAATCACCGACGCGGCCTTCGTCTCGCCAGAGCCGGTCGCGACCGGATAGATCGACATACCGACCGGCACTTCGGAGCCGTCGTTATTGTCAGGGTCGAACGCAACGTGCTGGTAGTCCTCGGCGTCGGCCTCGACCGTCACGGTGAAGCCGTTGCCGGCGGCGAAGTCGCTCGCGTCGGAGATCGTGAACTTGATCTCGCCGTCGAACGCGACGCCCTCGGTCGCGATGCCGACCTGACGGCCGCTCGGATCGGTGACTTCGAACTTCGCGCCGCCGCTCACCGGCTCGATGCAGGTGACGTTGTAGACGCCATCCTTCACGCGAGCCGACACCGCCGGATCGGCAAGCGTCAGTACGCCAGAGCCGGCGGCGTTTCCGGCGTTAGCGGCAGCGGTGGCAACGATGCCGGTCGCCACAGCTTTGCGCGCGACGAGGCCGTTGGCCTTGATGGTCTGGCTCGCGGCGACGGTGACGTTCTCGCGCGAGATGTCACCGTTCCCCTCGGACATGATGGCCTCGCCAGGATGGCGGCCTTCGGTAAGTGCGGGCATGTGAACCCTCTTTAGGTGTGTCTGTTGAGTTGATGGAGCGCGACGTTTCCGCCGCTACGGATCAGCCGAAACGCTTGTTTGCGTTGGCGACGGCCTTCGACCAGCCGGCCGAAGCGTCGGCGGCGGCCTGCTTCGGCTTGGCGGGTCCGCCGACCGAAGGCTCAGCGGCAGCGGCGGCCATGCGCTGCTCAAGACCAGATGCCGCCACGACCTTCGGGGACGCGGCGAGCATCGTCTTGGCCGCATCGACCGACAGACCGGCCCGGAATGCAGCGATGGCTTGATCCTTGCGGCCTTCGGCCTCCGGGAGCGCCAGCATCGCATCGAGCCGCGCGACCGCCTCGGTGAAGCCTTCGGCCTTACCCTCGGCTTTACCCTTAGTGAAGCTTTCGGCGCTGGCTTTCGCCACCGCTTGATCGAGTTCGGCCTGGGAAAACCCGCCGGCCTGGGCGGTATCGTCTTTCGCATTCGACATGCGACTTGCTCCTGCAAATGTCCGCCCGCGTGGACGGTTGGGGGTTGAAAGTTCGGAGAGGACTTGATCGAGCGAGCCGATCCGGTCCGCGAGCCCGGCCTTCACGGCTTCGGCGCCGATGAAAAGGCGGGCTTCTGTTTCGCGCGCTCGCTGCGCGGTGGTGCGGGCGCCGCGACCGGCCTCGACGGTTTCGAGGAAGCGGTCATAGAGCGTCATCACCTGTTGCTGCATTTCGGCTGCGACCTCGGCGGTCAGCGGGCCGAACGGGTATCCATCGACCTTGTGCGCGCCGGCATAGATCAGCGTCGGGCGAATGCCCTTTTGGGCAAGCTCGCCGGACCGATCCAGGTGCAGCCGCACAACGCCGATGGAGCCGACGACGGATGTCGGCGACACCACGATCTCGTCGGCGCCGGAAATGATCCCGTAGCCGGCCGAGGCCGCCATATCATCGACCACCGCAATGACCCGCTTCGAGCGCGCGGCCTCGCGGACCGTCGCCGCGAGCTTGAACATGCCGCCGGCTTCGCCGCCCGGCGTGTCTATGTCGATCACGATGGAGTGGATTTCGTTGTCCGACGCGGCGTCTTTGAACTGCGCGTCGAGCCCCTCGTAGCTGGTCATGCCGGAACGGCTATCGAGCCAAGCGCCGCGGTTGACCAAACTGCCAACGACGGGGATCAACGCGACGCCCTTCGAGGCGCGCACGAAAGACCAGTCCCGCGTCTCGCGACGCCGCGTCCCAAGGAAGCGCGAGGCTTCCGGCCCGTTCGGCTCGGGGATTTCAAGCCCAGGCGTCAGCTTCTCGCGGAGCGCCCAGGCGATGATCTCGGCCTTTTCGGGATGGATCAGGAGCGGCGCGCCGTAGAGGCGCGCTGCGATCAATGGATAGTTCATCGGTCACCCCGCCAAGATGACGCGGCGCTTCGACCCGCCCTGCGTCGCCGCGCACATCGCCTCAAGGCGTCGCACCTCCTCGCGTAGGAGGTTGATGTCAACGCGATGAAACTCGGTGGTGCGCTTCGTTCCGCCCGCCGTGGTGAACTCGATGGACACTACCCGCTGCCCACCGAGCATCTTGTAATAGGCCTCGCGCAGGCTCGGCAGCACAGCACAAGGGTTCGCGTAATCAAGCGTCGGCATCACACCGTCCTTTCAGTGTCAGTTCGCCGCGGCGGGCTCTGGCTTTTTGGGCGGCGTGTCGCGCTGACCGCCGCTCTCGTCGGTCTTGTCCGGCTGCGGTTGACCAAGGATCGGGTCGTCGATGCCGTTCTCTTTGCGAAGCTGTTTCGCGCGGGCACGCTCGACGACCACGTCCTCGTAGTCCTCACCGTTTTCCTCGGCGATCTGGAACTCGGACTTGGTGCCCATCTTGAGATGGGTTTCGTTCGCGCGCGCGGCGACGCCTTCGTCGGCTTGCGGCTTCGGTGAGCCCTTCCACTCCGCGTTACACGCCGCGGCGCGGTTCATGATGAAGTTCTCGATCCCGCCGGGGAACTCAATCGTGCCGTTGTCAATGGCTTCTTCGAGCCACGCTTCGTAAACGGCCTGACAGAACGGTGCGACGATGTTCTGCCGGCGCATCATGACGATGCGCCAGATTTCATCAGTCGCGAACCGCACCGACGAGAACGTGACGCCGGCATAGTCGCCGGTCATGCTCTCGTAGGTGATCCCGAGCGCCCGCGCGATCTCGCGCAGCAAGAACAGCGCGAAGTCTTTGAAGTTCGGCGGCGCGCCCTCACTGGCGTGCAGGTCAAGCTTCTGGCCGGGGAACAGGTGGACCAGACGACCGGCAACGCCGAGGTCGATAGCGGCGCGGTCGTACCAACCAGACTGAGCCTCGAACCAGACGTCGTAAGGCGAGACGCCTTGCGACTTAAACCGGGCTTCCTCCTGCGGGGTGATAAGGCCGCGGATCGCTTCCTCGGTCACTTCGTCAGACGTGATCGACGCAGCAAACGCTTGGCTGATGATCGCTTTCATCAACGTGGCGTTGGCAAGCTGGTCGAATTGCCGAGCGACACGGAGCGCCGGGACCAACGGCGTGATGCCGCGGACCTGACCCGCCATGCCGTCGAAGACGTGCAGCACGTTCGGCCGACCCATGCCGTCGCGCGCGCGCTTTACGATCTCCTGGCCGTAAGCGCCGAGCCCGGCCAGCTTGTCATCAACGCGGAACAGGTACGCGACCGGCATCCCATCGGCGTCCATCTGGACGCCTTGGATGATGCGGTCGAGGTCTGCGCTTCGCTGCGACAACCGCTGCGGCGGCACCACGCGGGTCTTGGTCGCGTAGGTCGCGCCGGGCCGGCGGCGCCACGGAAATTCCGCGACCGCCTCCCCGGCGGCAAAGTAAGAGCGCAGCGCAACCGCTTGCTGCTGGCCGAAGTTGCGGCGAGCCTCGACGTCGCACTCGTAAGGGTTACGCGCGTAGATCGCGAACTCCTCCTCGACCTTCTTCGTCCACTCGGAGTACGACGTGTTGCTGGCGAACAACCGGCGGGCAGGTTTTGCATCGAGGCGAAGCCCAGTGCCGACCGTGTTTGCGACAGCCTGCTCGATGCCGCCGGCAATCCAGCCAACGTTCTGCATGCTGTCGATGGCGCGCGCCGTTGCGAGTGGCCACGCAGCCTGCACGTCCTCGCGCGCATCGCGTAGCTGCGGCATCCAGCCGGCGAAGGTCGGCGACTTGCCGTCGCGCATGAAGCCAGCGCGGATGCGCGAGCGATCAATGTCAGCGGTCACGCCGCCGACCGCCGGCACGCTCGTCGCGCGCCGGGTCTTGGTCTTGGACTTCGACATGGCTCACCGATGAAGGCGTGACGCCTTGTTGGCGAACCGATCCCGCAGCGACGACACGCCGGTTTCCGCAGGCCGCGTCGGGCGCGGCGGCTGCGGCGGTGGCTCGTCGTTGTCAGGATCGGCCGCGGCGCGCGGTACAGGGATCGGAGCGTCGCTCCAATCTCGCACCGCGCCTTCCGGGATGGCCTGGACGCGCAGCGTGTACGCGGCGGCTGCCGCCAGCGCCTCGCAGTCCAGAAAGTGGTTTGCTCGGTTGCGACGGACCCACACCGGCTTGTGCGTAGCCGGCGAGATGACCCGCCCTTCCGAAACGATCTGCCGGCAATAGTCCTCGGTGATCCCGTTCGGGGCACCATCGGACGCAAACGTCGGCAGATGAAAGCTCCCCGGCTTGCCGGGTTGAAGACGGACGCGGCTGTGCACCTCGGATTTGAAGTGATCCGAGTTCAGGTGCATCAGCATCAAGGAGTGCGGTGCCTTCTTCGCGCCGTCCTCCTTCACCTCGATCTGCGCCGACCGCACCGGAGTGGTCTGAGTGTCGTGGCCTTTCGTGGCATAGGCCAGCCACGAATAGTCGCGGCAGAACCGATAGACGCGGTGCATGTCGCCGGCTTCCGGCTTATCGGGCCGGAAGCCGCTGTCCACGAACGCGCGCTCGATCAGCAGCCCGTCTTGGAGCGGCGTCATGAGCATCCGCGCAAGCTGATCCCAGACGTCGTCCTCGTTGGTTGGGCCGTACAACTGCCCGAAGTCGAGGAGCCAGGACGAACCGCTCGCGCCCCATCCGCGGATCACCCAATAAAGCGACCGCTTCTGCACGTCGATGCCGGCCGTGACGCGCAGCACTTCGCGCGGAACCTCACCGATCCGGTACGGCAAGCACTTCGCCTTAACCTCCTCCCACTCGGGGATTTCGCCGCCAGCGCCGAGCGCAAAGCACTCGCCGAAGCCGGCGTTGATCGCCGTCTGAACCTTGTCGTCCTCGCCGGTGGCGACCGCTTGCAGATACCGCTCGACGCGCTCGCCCCATGTCCGAAACGGCGACGCAAGACCCGACACCCAGAACGAGCAGGTCGAACTATCGGGCGGCGCGCCCTCGACGTAGCCGTTACGGTTGATTGTCTGCCCCGGCGCGATGTAGGTGCCGGCGTCGTTCATCAACTCCTTGTCGCTGTCGTGATGCACGCCACCGCAGTGCGGGCAGATCAGCGTGGTGTTGCGTCGCGCCTGGGCCGGCGTGGCTCCTTTCGGATAGTCGAGGCACGAGAAGCGCGGCACGAAGTATTCGCGGCAGTGCTTACACGGCCAGACCCAATGATACCGCGTCCCTTCCTGGAACAGCTTCCAGATGCCGGACTTAATGTCGTTCGGGTCGGCGACCTTCCAAAATTCGAGGCCTGACACAGGATCGACCTCCGTCTCGATCAACCCTTGAGAGGGTGTCGAGGTGACCACTGTCACGAAGTCGGCGTAGGTGTCGCCGCGGGCTTTAACCAGGCCAAGCGGGTCGCCCTGCCCTTTGATGTTCGCAAGCATCTCGTCGTACTCATCGACGAATGCCAATGCGGCGGGATCGGACTTCAACGCGGCCGACGAGCCGCCATGCGCGAGGCGGACCGGTACGCCCGCGACCATCTTGCGCGTCTTCTTGACCTTCTTGCCGCGCCCGACCTTGAGTTTGAGCGTCTTGGCCTCGTCGAGGAGCGCGGTCAGGCGCGGCTCGAACTGATCGGTCACAAAGTCGCGTGTCGGGCCGACGTACAGGATTGGAGCGGGCCGCTGATCGAGCCGGTGCCCGATGCAATCCAGTTCCAGATCGGTCTTACCCATCTGCGCGGCCATCGCAGCGACGACGTTGTCATACTTGCCAGACGCCACCGCGTCGGCGATGGCGACGACGTAAGGCGTCAGCCAGGGATCGCGCGGGCCGGGCTTGCCGGCCGTTTCTGGGTAGTGACGATTATCCTTCGCCCAATGGCTCGGGCTCGTCTTTGCCGCCGGCTGGATCAGCGGGCGGACCGCGTCGATAATCGAGCGAAAGCTCTGCGAGCTTAGCGTCCACTTGCGAGCGCACGCGGTCCAGAATGGCCTCAAGTCTGCGTCGCTCATCGACATCTCGCGTAAATTCGGCCGGCATGCCGTTGAGCAGCGACATGAACAAGCCGATCACGCCGTTCACAAAATGCTGCGCCTCGTCGAAGGGAACGAGTTCCGCTTCCTCCTTCGCCGTCCGTAGTTCGATCTCCCGCGCACGCGCGTCGCGCACGCGACTGTCCGCTGCCGTCTTACTGGCGCGCCGCTCATCGTCCTTGAGGAAGCGGATATAGCCTTGAACAGCACCGACCAGCGGCACCCGCCCCTTCTCGGAGCGCGGGATATAACTGGCCTTCTGTAACTGCCGGATGCGCTCCTCCGAGATCATCAGGAGGAGCGCGGCCTGCCCGATTGGCAACGTCCCGGTCTGCGGTTGGTCCGCCATTCCCACCTCTGCTCACCGAGCATTTCGCCGCCCGCCCCCATGCGACGAGAGCATGGTCTTAGGAGTGGCTCTTTTCGGACGGTCGCTGCTCTCTCAACCGCGTCAACGCGGAAAGGACAGCGCATGAAATACGGAAGCCTCAAAGAGTACGAGATCGACATCATCGCGAACGCCAAGCGGTTCGATGTTGCCGTCTTTCTCGGCACCGGCCGCTTCGCGCGCGAAACCGAACTCCCGAGCCTTGATACCGCCCGCGAGCGCGGCGCGGCGATGGCGAAGGAAGCGGCCAACGGCCGCCCCGCGATGATCTACGCGGTATCGGCCGAAGGCCGGTCCGTTCTCGTCCCCAAGACCTACCAGCCGGCTCGACCAGCCGAACAACCCGAGGAGACTGCAATGCCTGCCACGAAATTCACCGGCACCGAGATCGCCAAGCTGACCGCCATCATCACCGGCGGCGGATACAAGCGGACCAACTCCAAGGACGCCGCGATTAAGCGGTTCCTCAACGCGGCGAAGGACAAGGGCATCGAGAAGCCCGACACGTTCCTCGCCATGCCGTCGTTCGACGACGCCGCGTCGGCGTTGCGCGGCAAGAAGGCGCCGCGGTCCGTGAATATCGAGGACATACACAAGTCCAATCACCCGACCGCGAAAGCCAACGCCGCGTCCTGGCGCAAGGAGAACGGCGGGCCGGTCGCGGTTCCCAAGGGCGGCAAGCGCGCCGCGATCCTGGAAGCCGCCAAGGCCGGCACCCTGCCCGAGCCGCCCGACTTCTCGGCCAAGACCCACGAGCGGTTCCGACCGAAGCTGGCGAAGGTCGTCGAACTCGCCAAGGCCGGCGACATCAAAGGCCTCAAGGCGATGGAGATCAACCCGGTGTCGAGCAGCCCGAAGGCGATGGCCCGTTATCGCGATCTCTGCGTGATCGCGTTGGAGTCGCGGAAATGACAAAGCGCACGCCCGAGCAGGAAGCGAATGCGCGGGAGTATGCCCGTCAGATGATGATGCCCTGGCGAACGGTCCTGGCCTATTTCCGCGCGCATAGCCTCGTGACGTTGCGCGACATCCACCGCGCGTTTCCCCGCGCCGGCCATGTCGCCCAGGATATGCAGGCGGCAATCACTAAATGGGCTCTGAAATGACCGAATGCGAAGAAGTCGCCGACTCGATCTGGCGTTCCCGTTCCGTCACCGACGGCAACGGCCTGAACGCGACGGTGCCGATCCGCTCATACGCCGACGCCGAGCGCGTCGCGCGCCACTATTGCGCCGATCAAGGCGAACAGATTGTCGCAAACGTCGCGGAAGCCCTCTGGCGGCGGGCACAAAGGTCGCGCGGCTAAGGCCGCGCCGGCCCCGTCACATTCCAAAAGACCACGAGGCCCGCCCCACGGCGGGCCTTTGCCGTCTCCCACGCCTTCGCGTCGTAGTGCGGGTCCGCCGGGAACGGCGGAACGCTGCGCGCTACCTCGGAATACTTGCGCGGATGCACGATGATCGTGGCACCCGCTACCTCGGCCGGCGCCAGCTTGCGGCCGACCTGCACGGCGAAGCGCCGCGCCTTCGGCCAAGCCTTAGCGAGCCCGCGGGACAGCACGCCCGATCCGGCAGCGCACCAGACCTCGTCCGGTACAAGCCCGGTCGCCAGTGCAGCCGACGCAATCGCGTCAATCGCTTCCGGCATATCGACGCCGAACGGCGCTAGCGTCGCGCCGGTCGCGGCGCAATACGCTTTCGCCCGAGCCTGGACCACAGCCAGATAGCCGGGCGTGACCTGATAGACCTTCGCGCCGAGCCGCTTCGCCATGAAGGCCCGCGCATGCGGCGCCTTCCGTTTCGCGACGAACAGCGTCGCCCGCTTCCCAAGCTCTCGTGCCGCCCAGGCTAACGCCGTCTGCGCGCCGCCCTCGGCCGGCGTCGCATAGACGACCTCGTCGGCATGGTCGAACAGCGCGATCATGTAGCGGGCTTTGGTCCCGCCACCGATCAGGTCGTCGCGGACGACATGGATGCCGTCATGCTCGGTCACCTTCGGTGGCGGCAGCACGATCACAGTTCTTCACCCCACTCCTCGTCGGCGGCCATCTCGCCGAACTCGACCTCGCCGACCGCCTCGGTCGCCTTGCGCGGATCGCCCTTGCAGAACACCAACACGTTCTGATGCGTCTTACCGAGCTTCCGCGTCGTCGCGAATTGCTTCCCTGCGCGGATCGGCAGCGATCCGGCGGCGGTCACAAGCACCGCCTCATTGTAAAGCCGCAGTCCGGCCGCCTCGAAGGCGGCAATCGTGTGCCACGGAAAGCCGTAATACATTCCCTTGGCATCGCGCACGTCGCCCACGACAAAGCAGGCGAAGCGGTCATTCTTCAGCTTCGCGCAGGAAGCCGCAATGATCTCGTCGTAGGCTTCGCGAAAGTCCGCATATGCCATCGTCGAAAGGTCGCGCGGATCGTCGCTGTAGACCTCAAGATCAGCGTAGGGCGGGCAGGAAAAGACGAAATCCGCCTCCACATCGAGCGTCGGAACGACCACGCGGCTGTCGCCTACATGCCAGACAGGCATGGGGTCGTCGCAAATGCGGTCCGCCTGCCAGCGGTTCGCCTCGATTTGCTCAGGGCGCAGGTCCACGCCGGCATATTCGCGGCCGAGCTTCGCGGCGACGATGCCGCGCACGCTCCCGCCAGCGAAGGGATCGAGGACAAGCCCGCCGGGCGGACAGAACCAGCGATAGGAAAGCTCGCAAAGCACCGGGTCGAAGATCGAGGTTCCCGACGCGGGAACAGATATTCCTTCTCCAAACTCCCCGTACGTCAGGCCGGCCGGTGTAACGCCCTGCAATTTCGCGCGGTTCGCCGCCATCTTCTCGTTCAATGCTTTCCAGCCGCCGCCGCCGCCTCCGGCTGGCTCGGCATTGGCCCGGCGCTTGCGCTTGCCCTCGCCGACGACATGCTCGCCGCGCATCAAGTCCTGCCCGAAGGTGCGGGCGTAGCCGTTCTTTGCCATCACGCCACCGCCCTACCGCGTCCGTCGCCGCGCGCCTTCGTCTTGCTGTAGTCGGCGGACGGTAACGGGGAACCGCCCGGCACGGCATTCGCTTTCCTGTCCATAGGCATCGGCGAGCCGCCTATAGGAGCGCCACGTCCAAGCTCAGACTGAATCCCGAGCGCCAGCCATGCGCGCTTGCGATCCTGCCACCACCCCTCACGGGCGTTGAGGATCGAGAACGGCGGGATGCCAAACCGCTCGGCCAGCTTGGCGTTGCCGCCACCGCCGGTGCTGATGCTGGCACCGGCTTCGAGCAGCTTCGCGATAGCGGCCTCGTCGAAGCCGGTCACGGTCAGGTCGGCGCCAAGTTCTTGCAGTTCGCCGATCTCGATCTTGAGCAGATCGTCGTCCCAGGTCGAAAGCTCAGCCAGCCGGTTGTCCGCGATCCGGTAAGACCGCTTCTGCTCCTCGGACCAGCCCGTCGCCACCGCCACCGGGACCTCGGTCAACCCGAGCCGATGCGCGGCCAGGACGCGGCCGTGCCCGGCGATGATCTCGCCGGCGTCATCGACCAGGATCGGCATGGTCCAGCCGTACTCCTGGATCAGCGTCGCAAGCTGCGCGACCTGCTCGTCGGAATGCGTCCGGGCGTTCCGTGCATACGGGATCAAGTCGCCGATGGCTCGCGGCTGGACCGAGTAGACCGGCCAGGACGCGGCCGTTTTTTCAGCTTGCGGCATGGTTCCTCCGGGCCTGCCGGCCCAACCAAAACGGAAAAATCGGAAATCGAAAAACGCGCAAAAGCCGCGGGCGGCGCGCCCGCGCCAGCACCGGGACCGCTGACAGTACCTACGGGGCCGGGGGGGCTTGTGGGTCCGGTCGGCCGTAGAGGGCGACGCGTCGGGGCTGCGGCGGGCGGGTGTGCGGCGTCGTAGCGGTAGCGGTAGAGAAGGCCATGCGGCAGCGTTGGGCGCGCCAGCGGGCTTGTGTTGGGGTAGTGCCGTGGCGGGGGCGCCCCGCCCAAGGCGGGGCTCCCGCCCTTGGCTCTATAGGTGCTAGCCCTTACCGGGCCGATGGATGCGGCGTTGGCGGGTAGCGCCTCGGCCGATGGATTGTTGCTCCTGTTGGCTGCGGTCAGTTCGCCCCGCAGCCGGGCTTCGGCGTCGAAGCCTGCCAAGGTTGGACGCCTCGGAGCACTCCCTTGCAAAATGGTGCGCGGGTTTCCACCGCCGCTTCCCGTCGCGCCCGACGTCTGGTCCGTTTCTGGCCGGTCCTTACAGCGCCACCCGCTTGGTCTGCCTACGCCCGTCTCGCGGCTATTGGTCGGGGCGATTGCCGGTGGGTGCCAACCCGATTGCCGGCGCGGCTGGGTATTTAGAAGCCGCGCATGACTGCGGCGATCTCCTTGCCGACCCGCGCGACGATGCGCGGCGTCGCGGAATAGAACTCGGCAGCGGTCTGGTCCTTGACCATCTCCTTCGGCACGCTTGGGCCGAAAGCCCGCTGGATCGGTAGGCTCTTTTTCGACAGGCGATGGAAGACCTGACCACCGGCGACCGGCTTCCCCGAGTTGTAGGTGCCGGCGAAGATGAAGGTGCCCGGAAAGGTCTGACGCTTGCCCCAAACCGTCGCCTTCACCCCGACCTTGAACTGCCGCGCCTTGAACATCTTGAGCGGCAACTCGCGACCCGAACCGATGATCGCGACTTCGAGCGCACCGCCCGACGTTGAGGCTTGACGCAGCCGCATCGCCTTCTCGATAGCGGGTCGCGGGATCGACGTCTGCTTCCGCAGGACGCGCTTCACCGCGACGAACGTTCGGCGTCCCTCGTAGTTGAGCGCGCGCCCCATCGCCTTCTTCGCTTGGCCTGACGACAGCCGCGCAAGGTCGCGGCCGTATCGCGCCATCACATCGTCGAGCGGACGCAAGACAAGCTGGTCGGTCGCCACGGTGCGGGCTCCGGGTTGTCGGGGTGGTAGGTGGCTGATGCCTGGGAGACGGCCAAACCATTCAACCGCCGGGAGGGCGGGAACGCGGGGCCGTCATCAACACGCGGCACCAGCCACCTCGCGCGAAGGAATGGGGCCGATTTGTCTCACTTCACAAGGGATTTTTGCAATGTCGCGTTGGTTAAATACAGCGCCAGCATAAATTCTATAAGTCTCTCAATACGTTATCATATTCGCAAATTTGTGCATTAAAGAGTTGCTCTGTCCCAAAACATCATTGTAAAAATACAACGTTAGATCGCTTATGGATGTTCACATGATACGGATCGAGATCACGCGACGCCTGGATTGCAAGACCGGCAAAGGCCGCAACCGCGTCAACCCCACCACAGTCACCCACGAGCCAACGGTCGAAGAAGCCCTCGCGCACGTCCGCGCCATGCGGATCGCCAGCGAGGAGATCGCGCCCGGCTATATGCCGATGCTTGAGGTGCGGCTCTACGACAACGACGCCTTCCTGCGCTGGGTCGCCAAGGGCGGCCCCGAGCCTCGCCCCTTCCGCACCCTGACCACCGACGAGATCGCGGCGCTGTAGCGCCGCCCTTCCCTACCCCATCAGCCAAGGAGACGACGATGCAGAACATTCACGTCGAAGCATTCAACGATTACCGCGTCGCGCTTTGCTTCGAGGAAGGCGATTGCCGCTTCCACGTGTGGGCAAGCCCTGATCTGACCGACATCGAGGACGTCCTCTACAAAAACCCGCCGCGCGGCCTGCGCCCAGGCGACGATGGTTATTTCGAGACACGCCGCCTCGACGGCACGAACAAGGCGAACGCGCCGAAGGTCGCCGCCCTGGTCGCGGCGATCCGCGAAGGCGACATGGTCACCACGGCCAAGCGGAAGATGCTCGCGGACCGCGCCGAAGCCGATGCAAGGGCTAAGGCCGAGCGCGCCGAAGCGATCCGCGTCGGGCTTGCTGCCGCAATCGGCGGCGGCATGGGCATCTCCTACATCGCCGGCCAGATCGCCGCGCTGACCGACGACCAACTCATCACCCTGCAAAACGCAATGAACCGCGGGCCGCAGTAGCGGCCTGCCCGATAACCCCAAGGAGCCACAAATGCCAACACTCGACAACAGCCTTGTTCCGCAGACATGCGAAACGCCCCTCGTCACTATCGCCGCTCTTCGAGCGGCCATTGCCAAAGGAGGCGACAAGACGGGCATCGCCGGGAACACGTTCGTCTCTGTTGATAGCCGCGTTCTGGCGTGGCTCTGCAACGACGCCGAGGCGCTGAACCACCTCATTACCCGCGTGCACTTCTAAGGTGGCAAATGCGAATTGAAATCGACATTCCCGCCGAGCGGATCGCTGACCTGCTCACGACCGCAATCGAGAGCGGCGATCCCGTCACCACGGCCATGAAGGGCGGATGGTGCGACGGCATCCACTGGCGCAGCGCCAAGGCTACGCCGCCGGCAATACTCGACGCTATCGGCCGTCCTGTCCGCTGGTACAGCGCCCCCACGCTGTTCCGCGGCAAGAAGTGGACACTGCAAATCGTCGAGGTTGACGACGAGGTGCAGGGAACGCGCAAACGCCATCACGTCGGCCCGCGCAACGTCCGGGAAGGCTTCAAGGTCATGGCGCGGCGGTATCCGAACGAGTTCGCCAAGGTACTCGCCAACGAGATCGACGCCGCCTGCGCCGACATCTGGCTCCAATGCATCCTGTTCGGAGAGGAGAAATACGCATGAGGATACGGCTCTGTTCCTGCGGGTCTGGCGAGGAGCACCGCGCCAACTACGACGCCCGCGGCATCTTCCTAACCTTCACATGCAGCAAGTGCCACAAACGGAAGATGTCGGGCTTCCGCCCCGAGGTGCTTACCGACCCGAACTACTATGCCGACGAGCCAATCGAGGAGGACAGGTGGTGACCGAAGCGGATGAGATCGCAACCGGCCTGATCGCGAGGTACGGCAGGCCCACCGTCGCGACGTTCGACGAAGCCCAGGCATGGGTGCTGTCGGTCTGGCCGACCGTCAAGGTTTGGATCGGACACCAGCAAATGGACAATGTCATCGAGGCCGTGAGGCGAATGGCAGCGCCGGAAAGGCTATGGTGCGAAAGCTGCGGCGAAGCCGAGCAGGAAGTCCACAGCGCGCACGCCGGCCTGTGCGGCGATTGCTACGGCAAAACGATCTCCGAAGTGGTGCACAACTACATCGGGGACCACATCTGCGGCCATCCGCTCTTTACGAACGGCCGGCTGGTCGCGATCTGCGCCCTGCCGTTTGGGGCCGAGCATGAGCATGGCGTCGTCACGTTCGATCAGAGCGGTGCATCATGATCGAGATCGGCTCCTTGATCTTCATCATCACCGCGGTGCTAGGCTGCGCGCTCGCGGCGGTCCCCGAATTGATGGAAGCGGCCGCCGCGATCCGCGGCGGCCGGTAGCCGGGAGGGCTCAATGGCTAAGACAGTCCAGATCGCGCTCCTCGCCGACGACGCCGAGCCGATCCTGCGGCGCGCCGCAGAGGACGCGGCGAAATACGGGGCGTGGCTCGACTACATCACGCGCAAGACGTGGGACGCCCCAGGCCGTGGTGCGGAGTCTCGGGAGAAAGTTCGGAGGGAGTGGTCCAACAGCTTCCGGCACGCGAAGCGCGTCGTGGAAGCCTTCGGGATCGAGTACGAGCCGACCAGCGAAAGCGAGACGATTGCGATCCACTACCCGCACATGGTAGGCGGGCGCTTCGAGAACGTGGCCGGGTTCAGAATGCGGACAGGCGGGGAAACCGACTACAAACGTCCCGAAGCGATTTACCGCCGCTCAGTACATGCCGAGGCGTGCCGGCAAGCCGCCAAGCGCGTCGTGCGCCGCTGGCGCGCCGGTGTTGGACACGGCTGACCGCCGCCGTATGGTCCCTCCTCTTGGAGGGACTATGAAGACCACACATCTACTGCTGATCGCGGCCGCGCTCGTTTCGAGCCCGGCCGCTGCCGCGGCCCAGATCATCGGCCACGCTACCGTCATCGACGGCGACACCATCTCAATCGACGGCAATCGCATCCGGCTTGAGGGCATCGACGCTCCCGAGACGCATCAGGTCTGTCTCGATGAACGCGGTGCCCGTTGGTCATGCGGCCTTTCCGCTCGTGACGCCCTGGCCGGCCGGATCGCCGGCAACACCGTGACATGCGTCTCGACCGAGCATGACCGCTATCGCCGCGCCCTGGCGCATTGCTCCACCGACGTCGACCTCAACCGCTTCATGGTGCGAGTGGGCTTCGCCTTGGCCTATGTCCACTATTCGCGCCAGTATCAAGGCGACGAGGCCGAGGCGCGGAACCGGCAAAAGGGAATGTGGCGGGGCGCTTTCATCGCACCTTGGGATTGGCGGCACCGGAACAAAAAGACCGAAATCTTGGGGGCGCTGTCGGTCCCGGTCTCGGCGCAAAAACAGCTTCTTAAGCCGGATCGGTCCAGCCGGCGCTAGCCGCCTCGGCGGCTTCGCGCATTGGATCAGCCTCTTGTACGTCAGGCGCTTCGCATCGCCTCCGCTCTGCCGTACGCCTCGATCCGCTCCAGCACGGCGACGCGCTCGACGGGGTTCATGTCATGCATTCGCTTGGCGAGCGCCGGCGCCCACGGTTCCTCGGCCTCGGCCACGGCGCTGACCATGTGCTTCCAGGCCAGCGTATCGATGTCGTCGGGCCGGTCGCGCGACACGATCCGCTCGGTGCTGATCGCGTCCCAGCCGGCCCACAGGATGAGGTCCCAGGCCTCCTGCGGAGCATCGAGGCGCGGCATTGCCGCCTCGGCGACCCGACGCAGCCGGCTCGCGATCTCGGCCATGCGCGCCGTGATAGGCCGCTCGGTGATACGGCATCCCTCGCGCTCCAGCGCGAGCGGCGCCGGCCGGAAATCAACCGGGATGCGGTCGCGGTTGTCGCGCCGGTTCACGGCTGCTGCCCTCTTACTGGATGGATGGTCGGGACGATGCTGTCGTCGCCGTCCAGCGCGACGGCGATGGGCAGCATCCACCGCAGCTGGCGCCGGCGCGGAGAGGGGATGAGGTTCATCGCACCATAGCCGCGACGAGGCGCGGGAAGCGCCAGTCGCCAGACACTAGATGATATGCGGTCATGATCCCGTCCCCAGAGAATGGCCGGACGGGTCGAGCCCGCCCGGCCGCTGCAAATCAGAGCGTGACCCGCTCGACGGTGACGATCGAGCGGCCGAGGTATTCCGCCTGGGCGACGTAGCCGCGCTCGGCGACCACCTCGCCGTCGTCGTCGCCCTCCTCGTCGTCCTCGCTGCGGAACCGGGGCGGAAAGCAGATCAATCCGCGAGGCTGAGATCGGCCAGCGGGCACGGCGTCACGACGCCGCTATCCCAGCCCACCTGGGCCATCGTGCCGTTGATCGAGCGGATATAGCCGCGGTCATGGTCGGCGGTGCCGACACCAGCCTCCACCTTCTGGTGGCGGTCCATCGCGGTCTGGGCTTGATGCTTGGTCATCTGTCTCTCCATCTTGACCGCGCTCTCTGAGCCGGTCTCCTTTGGGGCCGGGCCAATCCCGGCCTGACAATGCCCACTATACATGACTCCCCGGTCGCGTCGAGGGGGGGCAAGTATATAATTCCCTAGGAAATCTCGTTTCTCCTGCGGTGTCTTTCCCCTCATGCGAATAGGTCCGCAGTCCCCCGCCGCTCGGCGCGGCGGCGCTGGTTGTCGTAGCGCAGGTGACAACGCTGGCACATAAACCGGAGGTTCTCGTCGCGGCAGTCCTCAGGCCGGTGGTTAAGATGCGCGACCGTGCAGACGATCCGAATGATGCGGAGCCGGACCACGTCGCGGCCGTCACAACACCACGCCCCCGTGCCAGCGTCGGGCCACCTCACATACAGGCCATCATGGTTCAGCGGGATCGCCGGGAAGAACCGCCCGAGCGGGTCGCGGC